GGCGCTTCAAACAGAAGCAGCTATGGCTAATGGATCGTGGATCTCGGACCGTGAAGCACGTATCACGAATCTTGATTCATTATTTCGCCGGTACATCGCCGAAATTCATGGAGTAAAACCGTTTGGCAAAAGCAAGCTCGCAACTGTAAGAAGCACAGCGCGAAGAGTCGGGCACGTGCGTCTTTCTGACCTGACTCCTGACTTTGTTTTATCCTATGCAAAACAGCGTGCCAGCGAGATCGCCCCCTCTACCCTTAACCAAGAGCTAACCTACTTCGCACAAGCTATCGATGTAGCACGAACCTTGTGGAACGCACCGTTAAACGACAACCCTGTGCGCGCAGCAATCGGCGTCTTGTCTCAGATAGATGTAGTGCAAGGCAGTAGAAAACGTAACAGAAGACCCACGGACCACGAACTACAAACCCTGCTTAATCTAGCCAAAGGCAGTTGGATTAGGCCCATGATCGAAATAGCCGTCGAAACAGGATTGCGCGAGTCAGAAATTCACGCACTCAACTGGTCAGACGTGGACTTCGACCGTGGTACGTTGCTTATCCGAGACCGTAAAAGCCCTAAGCAAAAGCTCGGAAACGACCAGCTAATACCACTTTTACCGGCCTCGAGAGAGGCGCTCCTACGTGAAAAGCAGCAAAGTAAGCAGGGTGGTAGGGTGTTCGAGGACGTTCTCCGCGCCGCTAGTATTAGCGATAAATTTGCCAAACTGAGAAAAAAGGCTGCAATCGTCGACCTGCGATTTCACGACCTCCGACACGAAGCTATTAGCCGAATGTTCGAAAAAGGAATGACTATCCCAGAGGTCGCGGCTATTAGTGGACACAAAACATGGACCAGTCTAAAGCGCTATACGCAACTAAGCCCTAAGTCCTTGTCGACTGCGTTCGCAAAGCAGCCTGCATCTGATCAACCACTGCAGTTGTAGGGAACAAATACTTCTTGCCCCTCTTAACGTACGGAAGGTCCACTTTGTCGGCGTACAGTTGGTTGTAAAGTGTTGTTTTCTGGATCTTTAGCACCCCTGCTAACTCGCCAACATCCATAAAAGGCCCGTACTTTTCTAGCATCCACTCAATCAACTGCAAGCTCCTCCACCAGTCTGTCCAAATACCAGCGAGCTTTTCGTAAGTCTTCGACCGGCCTCCCCTTGTATGACATACGCCAGACATACTTTTCTACGTTGCCTTTGAGGTAACCGATGAATTGTTCAGCAGACATCGACGCTTTGATTGCATCTATGCATTCAATGTCGCCGGTCTTATAGTGCGGAGGGTTGTTTACAGCATCCATATTGTCATCCTGACATGGGTTATTAGCACGGCTAATTATACTTCTTTTTCTTCTTTTTACTACCTTTTGGTTTCTGATTAATACACGGTTGTCCCTTATGCATCACTTTTCTCCTTATCTCATGCCAATCATTAAACCGTTTACTTCGCCAATCTGGTCAGTTGTGCTACTGGTATCACTGTCGCCTACGCCCGAACTACCGTATCTGGTCATTTCCAGCTTCAAATCAACCGTCCCAGTAGTAGGCCTACCCAACGTACCGGATATGGCAAACGGCATATACAGACTAGTGCTAGCCTTAAAACGCGTTTCGCCTACTAGCTGATAGTAACCGGATGAAGAAACAGTAATCGTGTTACTCGTGCTAAACGAAGCGTAAGAATGATAGATAGTAGTAGTGCCACTTGAGCTGTTATAAATCGCACTTTGTACAGTGGCAGTAGAGGAGCCGTTGCTAAGCACGTTGCCTTGCGCAGCAAAGCCGCGCTTGTCACCACTAAATGTCATGTAGTAAAGAGTAGGGGAGCCCTTAGTACCACCAGATGTGCCTACTGCTGTAGGTGAACCGATCGTCGTAGCTGCGGTCGAGTTGTCCCTCATCCACATTTTAATGCTGTACGTCTTACTGTTTGTAGAGTTAAACCAGCCACTAGCTTGAGCGTACGGGATATGCCCAACTGTAGTATGAGAAGTAGCCTCAAGCTGGGTCTCTAAGAATGTAAGCGTTCCACCATTCGTTCCTGTGTAAGCACCCCCCGAAAACTGCTGAAGAGTGGTGTCGCGGAACGACTGCATGATGTTGACATCGCCGGTAAGGTTAGTCGCGTATACCGTGGTGCCAGACATAACTGTGGCACTAATGCTGCCAGACGTTATCTGGTTGGCTTCTATAGCGTTTACCTGAAGCGCGCCAGTGTTCGGATTAGACGTAAGCGTAGTGCTATCGATGTTAAGACGGTTAGTGTCTATCGTGCCTGCAGTAATTTTGTCAGCAGATAAGTTGGCAATCTTTGCGTTATCAATCGCAGCGTCGCCAATTTTAGCATTGGTTATCGTGCCGTTCTTGATGAAGCCGTCAGCGATGTACACGCCAGCTGGTACGACCTCGCCGTTGATAGTCTGTTGGCTAGTAACAACAGAGAACGGAACGCTCGGATTGCCGGTGTCAGTAGCAGTGCCTAGAAGCGCAAATCTATCAGCGTTTACGATGAACTCACTGACTATGTTGCCCGCTGCTGTAGTGGAAGACGCTAGACCAAACCCGGCTACGGCTCCGTTTAAGTCGACCTTCACGGTGTACTGCGCTTCTAAGTCTTCACCATCAGCTTTAGTAAAGAAGTTCTGCTGCACAGCTGCAGTAGTCGCATAGTCACCAAGCTGAGACGTGGACACTAAGTCCGTCGTCGCCGAGCTAATTGCGGAGTTAACGCCAGTCTCTGTCAAATAATTAGTAGTCAGCGTTGCAGTAGTGACGTAATCGCTGAGCGCATTTGTCTGATCTGTGTCAGTAACATAATCATCTAGCGCATTATTAAGCGCCGTTGTAGACACCAGCGTTTGCGTAGCGTTGCTTATCGCTGTGTCTGCCTCAGTCTTCGTGTAGTAGTTAGTCGTCAGATTAGATGTAGTTGTGTAGTCGTCCAACGCTGTGTTCAGACCACTGGTAGAAACCAGACTTTGAGTCGCCACACTGATGGCGCTTTCTGTATCTGTCTCAGTGAGGTAGTTGTTAGTTAGGTGAGAAGACGTAACGTAGTCACCCAGCTCAGTAGACAAATCAGTCGTAGAGACCAGACTTTGAGTCGCTGTACTAATCGCGCTTTCTGTATCTGTCTCAGTGAGGTAGTTGTTAGTTAGGTGAGAAGACGTAACGTAGTCACCCAGCTCGTCGGATAAATCAGTTGTAGAGACCAGACTTTGAGTCGCCTGTGAGATAGCGTTGTTGGTCTGCGTAGACGTTAGATAGTTATTAGTAAGGGTCGCGTTAGTCGCATAATCTGAAAGCTCTGTCGCCAACCCTGTATTGGATACGAGGTTCTGCGTAGCTGAGCTGATCGCGCTGTCTGTTTCTGTCTCGGTCAAATAGTTCGTAGTCAGATACGACGTCGTTGGGTAGTTGCCCAACGTGGTGTTCAGGTCTGTAGTGGATACCAAACTTTGCGTTGCGTTGGTAATCGCAGTGTCCGCCTCGCTACTAGTGTAGTAGTTGGTCGTTAGTGTTGAGTTAGTAACGTAGCTGCCTAACGCATTTGTTAGGTTAGTGCTCGACACTAGGTCTTGCGTTGCTGTACTAATCGCGCTGTCCGCTGCAGTACGTGTGTAGTAGTTGTTCGTTAGTGTTGCAGTGGTCGCATAGTCGTCAAGCGTTGTGTCTAGATCGCTGTCTAATACGTAGTCAACCAACTCATCGGCGAGCGAAGAAGTAGACACCAAACTCTGTGTAGCTGAGCTAATCGCGGTATCAGCCTCTGTGATCGTGTAGTAGCTGTTCGTCAGTGTAGAGTTCTGAACATAAGGGTTCAGCGCCGTCGAAAGGTCTGTAGTGGATACGAGACTCTGTGTAGCGTTACTGATCGCGCTATCGGCTTGTGTGATCGTGTAGTAGTTACTCGTTAGTGTGCTGTTCGTAACGTAGCCAGATAGCGTCGTGTTAGACACAAGGTTCTGTGTCGCTTGCGATATAGCAGAGTCAGCCTCTGTGCTTGTGTAGTAGTTGTTCGTTAGCGTTGAGGTCGTGACGTAAGGGTTCAACGCCGTTGCCAGATCAGTTGTAGACACAAGGCTTTGCGTCGCCGTACTGATCGCGCTGTCGGCTTCAGTCTGCGTGTAATAGTTGTTCGTAAGCGTTGCGTTCGTTACGTAACCGCTTAGCGTCGTGTTAGACACAAGGTTCTGAGTAGCCGTGCTAATAGCACTGCTTGTTTCTGTCGCAGTCAGATAGTCGTTCGTCAACGTCGCAGTCGTTGCGTAGTCGCCCAGCTCAGTAGCCAAATCTGTATTTGATACAAGGCTCTGTGTAGCAGACGAGATCGCGCTGTCTGCTTGCGTCTTTGTATAGTGGTTTGTAGTCAGCGTTGCAGTCGTCGCATAACTACCCAGAGTCGTGGTCAGGTCTGAGTCCAGCACGTAATCGTCAAGCGTGGATGACGATACAAGATTCGTAGTTGCCTGTGTGATCGCACTATTAGTGCCAGTCTCAGTCAAATAGTTGCTAGTCAGATGGGCCGACGTAACATAGTCATTGAGGTCAGTAGTAGACGCCAGACCGGTTGTCGCCGTGCTAATGGCGGCATTTGTATCTGTTGCGGTTAGGTAGTCGGTCGTTAGCGTCGCCGTTGTCGCGTAGTCACCTAACTCATTAGCCAAGTCGGTCGTTGATACAAGTGACTGAGTGGCTGTACTGATCGCCGAGTTCATATCGGCGGTAGTTGAGTAGTTTGTAGTAAGCGTGCTACTCGTTACGTAGTCGCCCAAATCAGCAGTCGAAGCCAGCCCTGTTACCGCGGTACTGATGGCGGAATTCATATCCGATGTTGTGGAGTAGCTAGTCAACAAGGTAGAGCGAGTAGCGACGAGACCCGTTGTTGAGTCGTTTACAGTACTTTGTAGCCCCGCAATAGCCTGAGCAGCAGCAGAAGAAGACGTTGCGCTCACCGTATTTAAAGACGTGATTGACGCAGAGTTTGCTGACACCACATCAGCAAGGCTGTCGTAGTCCCCGATCAGCTCCCAATACGTAGTATTTGTAGGTAGGTTGCCCGATGTACTCTGCTTGGCGCGGTACAAGCTATCGCTATAGGTAACCAAGTCTCCAGTCGCGTACGAGGTAGAGCCAGAGTAGGCTGAGACGCCAACAATGTCGTTGATCTGACTCTGCAGGGTGTTGGCCGAGTTCGTAATCGCGGTGGCGCGTGCGGACGCTTCATTAGATATCGCTGTAGCACGAGCAGACGCTTCCGCATTAACAGCTGTTGTGATCGCTGTACCCCGGTTGGTTACTTCAGTTGCTATTGAAGATGCTATAGCAGAGTTACGGGCCGTGACCTCATCGTCTATCGCGTCAGTAATCGCCGTAGCACGGGCTGTTGCTTCGTCCGATATAGCAGTAGCGCGAGCATTAGCCTCTGCTGCAACCTGCGCCGCTACTGATCCGGCTACTGTTGCTGGCGAGTCAATTAAATCGATGCGGGTTGTTAGAGCGTTCGCAAGCTCAGACTCTGTAATAGCGCCTTCTATAATCTCAAGTATGCGTTCCACGTCCGTAGCAGTAGCTATCTGTAAGCCAGCTGAAGCGTGGTACGGCCCCGGCTCTTCGTTCGTGTTTACGTGTCTAAGCCAGTAGTACCGAGTAAGCCCTGCGCCAATTGGGTCTACAAAAGATATGCCAGAGCTAATACCGACAAACTGCGCGTCTCCAATTGTGTCAGCATCAAAGCGCCAGATCTCAGTAAACGAGTGCCCACGGTACGTCGGGAGATCCCAGTAGATTTGAGCAACGGCGTACCCGCCCGCTCCTGTTACGCCCGTAGGTGCAGTGGGTGTCTCTACATCGCCCGAATTAGTAACTTGCGGGTTACCAAAATCGTTAGACGGGTTATTGGGATTGAAGGGGTTGTTAATTAGGTCAGTGGCAAGACCTGTATCAATAAGCTCACGGAGGGTAATAGCACGATCGCGAACATCGCCCCTTCTTCCCAATCTGATCTCAAGTGCCTCAGAAACGCTTTCAAGGTATCTCCTTAACTGTGGTGTCACGTCCGCCGGGGGTTTCGGTATCCCCGGAACCTTAGTCGGCTTTATAGTGCGTACAGTCATAGGGCAGCTATCTCGTCCATGCTCTGGGCGAGACATACCTCGTCAATTTCTACAGCGCCTTCTACCTCTACCTCCCAAACTTGGCCTACTACAGCAGGCAAACGCATGATAGGTTCACGCAGCGTACCCGATGAAGCGCCCGAGGGCACAGTCACCGACTGCGTGTACACATTGTTCGAATATGAAAGCGAGTAAACAGCGATCTGTACCCCATCAGCCCACACTCGCACTGTCACCGGATATGCTTGAGCGTGTACTGACACCCAACCCATACTTACAGGTTTAGGCGTAACGTACTGTTTAGACTTCCATTTTAATGTTTTATTGGCCGTACCTCCACGGTACTTTTTAATTTTATTCCCTACAATTATGTATAGCTCGCCGTCTTTCGGGTGCATGTAACCACCGCGCACCTCGCCTGTATAACTCAGGTTAGACAGTGCTGCTTCGCCTGCACGTGGGTCGTAGACAAAACCGCCGCCATTCCAGAAAGCGACGTAGGTGTTTTCGTGCCTAAACGCCCTATACGTAGTCGGGTTGAAGTCGTCGTTCCACTGCTTGGCAGAAATAAGACCGTTAGTTACTACCTCGCCCTCGCCGCCAGACACAGCAACTAATCCATCAGGACCGGCGTACAGCAGGTATTCACCCATGTCGACAACGCTTCTGTCATTAACACAAGCCTGCGCTATGTCGAGCTTGACCGCTGTCATCGCACTGGGGTCAACGCCTGTTACAAAGTACGGTGCGCCATCTGTAAGAGCCACAATACCGTTGGTAACTGAACCAATAGCAACAATGTCTTCTTCGAGCGTTATCCGATAGTCGATAGGCCATGCGTGAGGTAGGAAAGGTTCACTAAGACAAAGACGTTTGCCCGTAAAACCAGCAAAAACGCCGTTAGCAACAGCGATAAGGCCAACAAGCGGCCCGTTAGGATATAAGCTCGTATCATCGTCTGGCGGGCCAATCCACGTGCCGCTAGGCAGCACTTCCCCAAGAGCAAATGACTGAGAGCTATCGTCGTACGTAGTTGTTGCAAAGGACACCTCCGCGACAAACTGAAACGTCGTGTTTGTACTACCTGTGTTTGATCTGTATATGCGCTTTTTAGCGCCCGTACCAAAATTGTAGTTGCCGCTCGGGTGCTCCGTCGACGGCATGGGAATTGTTACTGTTTCCGTATCAGTGCGTTCCAGCACATTACTCGCTGGGCTAGGCGGCCCTTCTTCGCCAAACGCAGTAACGAACGTATAGACGTACGCTACATCGTCAGGCGTTTGGGTGTCATCAGCGTCACCTGTTTTAGTGATGGTCGGAGCGGCTGATGGGGCTGGTACCCCAAGCCTAAAGCTAGAAGCTGGATAGCTTGAGCCAGCAACAATAGTCGTGGCCGTGCCCATTCGTGGGTAGTCTTCCCCCGTCCAGTAAAGACGGTCTAATGTGTCAGCAGGTATTGGACCCTGAACCACGGAGACTGCATCATCATTCCACTGCAACCAGTTAGTGTCACGGTAGAAGAAGATAGAGCGGCGTGAGCCGTTAGAAAGTGTAAACGTGTCAGAGTCTGAAGTAACTGGCTTCAAACGACCTGACTCAAAATCTATGTTTTCTGCTGTTTGAGCGAATTGCTCAGAAAGAAGTCTAGGGGAGACTCCGGGGGCGATACCACTAAAACTGTCGCGCTTGAAATACGCCATAGCTACCTCACTTCATGAGCAAGGTGACAATAAGCCCTGCCATACCGCCCAATAGCATTACCCCCAGAGTGAACAATCGCTTGTTCATTGTCTCTAGGGAGCCGTCGATGCGGTCCAGACGATTAAAAATTGTCTTAGACCGCTCTTCACACATAGCTTCGTGGGAAGCGATTCGGTTGATCGCCTCCCAGTATCGATCTATTGAGTCACTCTGACTCGATGACCTCGGCTGCGTCGTCACTGTTTTCACTTTTCACTCGCTGGCTGATTAGGGAAGCGAGGTTCGTGACTGACACTTCGTGGATCACGGCCTGTCTTCGAGCGCCAACCATCATGTCATTTGCTTGAGCATGTAGTGACAGCAACTCTTTTACCTCGTCAGAAAGATCGGCGATCTGGTACTCCACTTCGTCGATCGTTACAGTTTGGACTTGTGATCCATCAGTCATTTGCTAACTCCTATAGGATATAAACATCTACTCGATATTTTATTAGCTGTGCTAATTTTTGCAACCATTAGTTACCACCTAATGGGTTCGTAGCGTCAATGGCCATCCATAGGTCGTTCATATCACGCTCATACTTTTTTAGGCGATCGTTTACAGTACTAAGAGCGTCTAACTTACCCGACACCCGCAGTTCTGTTTCAGACGAAGTCTTCTCGACGGACGCTATCCGGTCTCGTATATCTAGCAGTTCCTGCTGTGCGTCCATAATCTGCATAAGGTTTGCGCCTAACTCGGCAAGTTTGCCCTGCAGATTCTCAACATCCGCCGCTGTCATAGCCTGCTCCATGTTCGACAGTTTGACGTCCATCGCCTGCAGTCGTGCGGCGTTCATCTCGCGCAAGTCATCGAACCGCGTAGCCAAACCTTCTGCTTGCGCTGTAGCTGCTATCACCGCCTCTGATTGTTCGTTTAACTGAGAAAAGAATTGGGACGCCGCCCAGATTCCGCCGCCGATTGTTGAGGCGAATGACAGCACAATAGCGATCCAAACGCCTTTTATCTGCGTGCCGCCTACATTTAACTCTAAGTCTTCAAGGGCCACCGTTTAAACACTCCTCTTGGTTTTCAGCGAACCAGCAACCACCTTCAGGCGAGGTGATCCAGAAATCGTCTGTTTCAGCTCTGGTAAGCACGTCCTCTGCGGCGACAAAATAATTACCCACCGTCAAGCCTTGGATCGTGCTACCGCCATCAAAAGACACCCATACAGCCTGCGTGTCTAGATCAAAGAAAACAGATGCCGCCTCTTCATAAGTAACACGCATGTCATAGGCCATGTCGTTGGCCTGCTCTAAAAGCGTCTCGTCTCCCGCAACGGCCATATACGCTGCCGCCGTTTGTATCGCGGCTTCTGTGTTCGACAACGCATCGTTGTATTCAGTAATGTCAGAGTCTGTAAGCGTGACGTCGTTAGCTGCCATAAACTCTTGCAGCTCCATTGCCTCTCGTTGATCCGGCGCTGCTTGAGCGTCCTGAGCCATTTCGTTAACAGTAGCGACCATAATGACCTGCTGAGCTGCCTCTACATAAGCATCGATCATGTCAGAAACAACATCCATAGCCTGATCGGCCTGATCTTGGAAGTACTCGTCCGCACCGGGGTCGTAGGTATAGGTAGCCGCAGCTACTGCAGCAACAGCTTGGTTGTATGCGTTTTGTTGCTCAGTAGTTATATGGCCATTTTCAGCCATAGCAGGCGCAATATCACCGTCCCATGCGTAGGAGGAACCACCAGCAATTGTCTTAATACCGTAGGCAAACGTATCGCGGATGCTTTGCGATGTGTCGACCAGATCATCAATCTCCGTCGCGTAGAGTGGAGCGGAAGCGATCGCTAATACTACGCCCGTCAGAACTCTCACCATCATTGCTGTTACCCCCAAGTAATAATGCGTCGTAAAACTCCTTATCTTCGTGATAGTCTGGAATCCACATTTCAGGGTTAGACTTTACTTCCAGTAGCGCCGTCTTCCCCACTAACAACCTACCGCCCCTAATAATCGGGCACGGGGTTGCACTCATAAACATAGCCCGCCATACCTGAGCGTTCTGGCACATCAAACTGACGGAGGCCACTTTCATTCCCATGTTTGAGAGCGTTATCGCATTTAGCCTGCGATTACATTCCTCGTCTTGTGTGTACTTACCCGACGAAATACCCACCGACATCAACTGCAAGCCCCCTGACAAAGACTTAAGACACGACTGCTGTCCGCTGCTCATAAGACTGGGGCTGACTGCTGTCGTAACGGGCATGGACCGTGAGCCAGCGCCGTTGTATGTCTTAGTCACATTGCCGTTATTTGAGTTCGACGTATTAAGGTCGCCCTCGATGTTCGTGTTATCTCCACCGTCATCAAAATCCGGCTCAAACTCGCCATCATCCCTTACTGGCGCTGGGTCTATATCTGGTACCGGTTCAATCTGCGCAAAAGCCAAACTTGGAACTAGTACTAGTATCAGTAGTCTTTTCATCCAATAGTCGCATCCGTAACAGTAAGATCAGGCGTTAAAACGCGAGTGCTTTCAGTCAAGGTGCCGCCAATCGAGTTCGCTAAATTAACGCTTGCGATGTGGCTGTTCACGGCGTTACCTGTACCGGCAATTTCAATCGTCCAGCTTGTTACCCCGCGTGAAGTCCAGAAAGAACCGCGAGCGCTTTGATAATCTGTTGCGTACAGGTAGGACTTGCTTCCCGCAGCATTAGGCTTCAGAAGGCACAAAAGCCACGTAGCCTCAGCGCCATCCTGCACACCGGCATTCAGCATCAATACACCGTCATCATCCGACACGGTCCATACAAAGCCTTCGGTGAGCAGGCGATCGTAAATGGCGCGTATATGGTCGCGTTTCTCAAGATCAGTAAGCGTCCCGTGCAGGTGCCACGGGTAAGTCCCTGAGTCTAAAGACGGCAAAGACGCCCAGAACAGCTCGTTGAACTCGGCGTCATCGATGCTTGTGACTGTCTCAAATGTAATCATAGGTCTGGCGGGTCCATTGGTACGCGAGCTAGGTTTGGGTTCTCTGCGATGTCTTCATCTATGCGATCTTCCATCTCATGGACTAAAGCCACCGTAGCTTCCATATCAATAACGCCGTTTGTCCTAATAATAGGTACACGAAAAGTAACCGGCATCTCCTGAGTTATGGATGGCGACCGGACTTCACCCTCAAGGTGAATAGCGTCTTCTGCTGGCGTGTCGTAAATCAACGTTCTCATGGCTTAACCGCTACCTTGATAGCCCCTGATCCATCCCACTCTGTGCTGATGTTGCTCATCTCAGTGGTGTCTAAGCCATTAGACCCACTCCATGACCACCGTCTGCCGTATCCGCCGCGAGTTGTTGTCGTTGACGATTCAGCAGTCGTCATCACTGTTGTAGTCCCGTTTGCTACGAACGAAATTCGCTCATATTCATTAGCGGGAACAGCCGCTGAGTAGACAACCTCAAACTGAAAGAACAAACCAGAAGACGCATTAACCCTTGCACACTCTTCGATAGCATTAAGGTTGACACCTCTTGCGTTGGATGGAGACGCGGAACCTGTACTGGTGTCGTCTTCAAACCCTCGCGTGGTTACATACGTCTCAGATAGAGTGCCTTGAGTCACGGTAACAACTGTAACTCCATAACAGCTACCAATGGCGGCTGCCCCTGACGCCGATCCCGCTACAGCGCGTATGTCTGCATCACCCAGAGAGACAGTAGAACCAGAGGTACCCCCCATCTCAACGTGGATGTCATTCAGCGATATAGCGCCAGAGGTCTGGAGAGCCATTAGTCAGTCCAAACTGCCGCGCAGATGTCCTGTACGAGCTGATCTTCGCCGGTAACAACCGTCGTCGTTTGAGTCTCAGTGCCGTCTTCAGCAACAGTTGTCTTATATCTCTCGAGGTTCTTAGTAACCTGAGTGGTAACCGGCAGTGAATCGTCATCCGAATCATCGAATGTGTGGTTGTACACAACCATAATGGTAGGGTCATCACCGGATGAATAAACCTCAACGCGCTGAACGCTACGTGTATTAATGATCGCCATTTTCAAGCTCCTTTATTCGCTTGTTTAAGGATTCAATTTGAGCGGATTGCTCTTTCATTGCTTCTACTAGCAAACCCACCACGTTCCCGTAATGTATTGCTAAATAAGCCTCTTTACTTTTTGGGTCGGCTGTTTCATAAACCGCTTCTTCAAGCACTTCTTGTAGCTGTTGTGCTATCAGTCCGGTAGAGCGAGAGCCGTCTTTTTTGTAGTTGAAGGTGACACCGTCTAGCTTTTTGACTTTTTCAAGCGCGTCAGGAATAACCTCAACATTTTCTTTCAGCCGTATATCTGACACTGAGCCGTAAGCAGTGACGTTGCCCGTAACAATCATGTTGCCCGCGTAATCAACTCGCATCCTTTCTTGCAGAGAACTACCAGCATCACCGGCATCTGTATCTGCATCGTTGGTATAGACAACAAACGCTCCTGAACCTTCGAGGCTTACAGCGTTTGCATCTGCGTTTTCTCCAACTTCCGCACCAATACGTACTTGAGGCGTTTCGTTGCTGTTAGAGTCTTTAAGCGCAAAATCAATAAAGACCTTTTGCTGACTCAGGTCACCGTTAGTAGCGCTGGTTCCCACGTGGTTGGTAAGCGTCAGAAGCGTAGAGCCAGTTGTTCCAGCCGTGTTTGTAAACTTCTCTATGAAAAGTTCGCGAGCATGAGCTTCGCCCGCTAAATGGAGGTTGCTGAATCGCTGTGTTGCTGTTCCCAAGCTAACTACGTCGGAAGCAAGCGCACCATTTCTAACAGGTGATATAACTCCAGATGTCTGGTGGAAACGAAGACCAACACCAGAAGATCCTTGAGATTGGATAAACAGAGAGTCGTTACCCTCAATTCCAAGATGACCTACGGGACTGCCAGCGTATCTTATGGTTACAACATCACCGTTGCTATCTCTATCAAAGTAACCTGATACGCCACTTGCTCTGTGGGCATAGACGTATCCACCACCATTTAGCGTTACTGCATTATCACCATTAGCCGCACTAGCACCGACTATGAGTCGTCCTGACGAATCCATCATCATCTTCTGATCGCCAAGGATCTCCCATCGGAACTCACCAGTAGTGTGGCTTCGCAGAATGTTGCTTGCGCCTATACCTCTTACATAGATACCTGCGTTGCCTGTGCCGACATTTGACAGGTACGCAAAGCCGTCTGATCTATCCAGACTAAAGTTGCCCTGTGTCGAAAGATCATCCGAACTCTTAAGTGTGCCAGTAACGTGCAGTTTTTGTGCATGATTACCAGACGATCCAATACTTACATTGCCACCGCCAAGTGCGAGTACCACCCTGTCACTTGAGTACCAGTTAAGTGCCGCCATGCCGCCACTGGAGTCCATGATGAGATAGCCACCGTCATCAGTCCCTGCCTTAATGTTTGGCTGTCCTGTATAGCGATTAATGTTTAGGGCGGGACCGTTAAGCGTAGGGTCTATAGTGACGGTTTTGAAAGCGGCGTTGGTGCTAGAGTCAATGACCTGAGTGGTACCGACCTTGTAGCCTTGGTTAGCTGTGATTGAACCCGCAAAGTAGTTTTCTACATCATCGGCAATGTAGACGCCCCAAGAGGTAGTGGGTCTCGTGCCTGCGTAGTTGCCGTAGTACAGGTAGCCATTGGCGACGGTGTGTGAGTCATCCGCGTCGTTTTCGTCGTACTCTGCACGGAAAACAAAAGCGTTGGTGATGCTAATGTCATGATCTGCCGCCGTATCATTATCAAGCTGTATCTCGCCCCAGACAGCGGTAAGGTTACTTAGGTCTGAGTTTTGAGTGGTTGTTACCTGTGCAAATGATTTAACGCCTGTTAGGTTGGTTCCTGTGAAACTCGACGTGCTATACCCCATCGCGTTGAAGTAACCACCATAGACGTTACTTGTCTGACCAGTCCCGCTAGAGACGTCCTGACCAATACCGTAGATGCCCATGACGCTCGACACGGTGCCAGCGTCGTGGTGGGCTGTTGCGTTTGGCTGAATTCCGCGCACGTTGGTAACTTGGTTGCCGGCTCCAAAATTATCTGCCCGCGCTGAAATGCTAGCGCCATCAATAAGGTCAGAGTCGCCACTCGCTCGCACGTCAGCATAAATGCCGTAGAAGCGATGCTCATGAGACGTGTTACCACCTGTTGCAGATGAGTCAGCGTCGATATATAAGCCAGCGTGGATTCTGTCTGTCGTACAGGCGTCACTGCCAGTTGCGTTGTAATCAATATGGAAGCCATAAAACGGTGTGTTTGCCGTGCTGTCAGTTGCCGTCAGCTTCATGCCGCTTGATTGGCTATGCGCGATTGTGGTCCTTGGTAGCGTTACTCCATCCGTTAGGTTTTGGAAATATGCCCCTGTCGTGCTGACATAGAACTTACGCGAACCGCCAGCAATTAAGCCGACCTGATCTGCGCCTATGTAGCCCAGACCCGTGTTTGTATCTCCGCTAAACGAGAATCGTGGGACGCTGCTTGAAGCCGTTCCTGCCGCTTTGATATTTCGATCCGAATCGATTACCTCTGTGCCATTCACTTGATAGGCGTGACCAGAAGTGAGGTTGAGGTGTCCGTAGCTTTGAACCGTTGTATAGCCTTCGCCGACCTGTAATATGCCGCCATTTGTAGCACCTTCTAGCGCACGGTGACCGCTGAATAAGATACGGTTGTTGCCGCCAGCAAAGCGTATTTCTACATCGTTACCTTCAAGTGTTACGTCTTTGGTGAAGTAGCCGGTTCCCTTAACAACAAGGGAGCCTGTATTGCTGTTGTTGCCAACCGTGACGCCGCCGCCATCTGGGTTTAGGTGTAAGTCAGACGTAGCACCGTTGACACGCGCCATGATTTCGTTGGAATCCATGACCACGTTTGCGTCGTTATCTGGTCCTATTTGAAAGGCATGGGCAGTAGACGATACGGAGGCGTCAGAGGTACTGGTCAGGCGAATCTGCGGCGCAGTAATATGTCTACTGCTGTCGATGACGGTTGTGCTGTTTACCGCGAAGCCCGTGTTGGTATAGAAGACACCGCTGGTGTTTACGCCGAGAACAGATGTGCGAGAGGTTCCCCCAATATCAGTAACCAGTCTGAACCCCTGATGGTGATAGACGGTGAGCGCTGGCGAAGTGCCAGAGCGGTTCATCTGGATGTCTTGGTTGGATATTAGGTCAGTGGTTGCTGATACGTGCGAACCCGCACTTATAGCACCACTGCTAGTAATAGCGCCCGAGGAGATAGTACC